AAAATTAGCCGAAGACATCGAAAACGAAGAAGATTTGAAAGAAGATGTTAAGGATACCACTGAAGCTAAAGAAACTTCCGAAGAACAAGCCGGAGGCGCTGAATCTGCCGAATAAACCTTTCAACAAAGCCCTGATATAAACCATGCCGACAATTAAACTGAAAATACAATATAACAAGAACGAAGGGCTTATAATGAGTCCTTCCGAATTGCTCGAAAATTATTTGTTCGGAATTCCTATGAATAATAATGACGGGAGAATATTATCTTCTCAGGCCATTAAGAATCATATAATGAATTCTCAAAAAACTGTCGAAAATTTGTTCAGTATAAAATTGTCAAAACAAGTTGTAGAAGAAAGCCGAGATTTTATCAAGGAACAATTCCAATCATGGGGATATATCAGGGTTATGTATCCAACCGTTTATGTAGATGACTTGAAAGGTTACATAAACAATATTTGTCAATTGACTTACCCTAAAGAGTGGGTATCTATAAAAAAGAACACCGATATTGCCATTTACCGAAACATTTATTTAATCCCTAACACAGGAGCCGGCGGCGGTCAAACCATGACTAACAATTCAGTTGTCTTCAACGGGATATCTCCTCACTTGGGTTGGTTCGGTCAAACATACATACCTAACTATTGGAGAGCTATATATATAACAGGTTGGGACGTAGTTCCTAAAGATTTGCTAGACTTCATTTCTAAAATGGTCGCAAGCAATGTTCTCAGCATCATAGGGGATGTTTTATACGGAGTGGGTATAACTAGCATACAAGTGACGTTGGACGGGGTATCTCAAAACACTCCTCTATCAAGAAACGCCGGCGGCGGAATATTCCAAGGAAGGATAAAACAATACGCTCAAGACATGAAAGATTCCTTCCCTAATTTGAAAAACCAATACAGGGGAATAACTTTTGAAGTTTTATAGAAATGGCGAAAAGTATAATAGACGATAGAGAGCCGGTAATGGTAACTCCTATGGCGACCGTAGACCCCACTCCGGTATGGAGGGTCGGCGATTTCGAAGAGCTGATAGACGCCCATGGATATATATCATACATAGACAGGGCGATGCGTTGCCCTTGCGCCATGAAGCACGATAGTCAGGCTTTGTCTACTTGTAAGAATTGCGGAGGAAGAGGTTGGCTTTTCGTTGACCGGAAAGAAACTAGGGTCATTTCTCAATCTATGAATAACGCTAAAAGATTCAAGGAGTTTGGCGAAATAAATAAAGGCGAAGCAAAAATAACAACTAGAGGCGAGGATAAACTCGGCTTCATGGATAGAATAATACTTCTTGAATTAGAGGCTTATTATTCAGAAATATTGAGACCTATAGATTTCTTAGATGAAATTGTTGCCTATCCGGTGTACGAGCCTATAGCTATAACAAACATGATGGTTTTCGTTTCCGGTTCAGAAAAACTGGCTCAAGTTGATAGCAGCTCTTATTCCGTTCAAGGCAACAAAATAGTTTTTCACGAGAGCTTCAGAGATTTGGGAACGAGTACAAACGATGTCAACGACACTGAATTGAACTTATCGTTTACCGTTAGATATTCTTACCACCCAGTTTACCACGTTATAGACGCGAATAGGGAACTTATGAGGGTAAAGGAACGAACTAATTCCTTTAACAACGAAGAGATGAAGGATATGCCTATAAACGTTCTATGCCGGAAAGCTCATTATATTTTTGACGCTCAAAAATTTGGAATAGAAATATTCGACAATACAAAGGTATGAAACCGATAGAAATAGACTTAACCGGATTAAAGAAACAATTTGGACTCTGCGCGCGAGATATAGAATTGTTGACTGAAATCTGCGTGAACGAAGTTTCGGCGGCGGTTTATGGTAATTGGGTTGCTTTAGCTAAACAAAATTGTATAATCTGAGAAGGGGTTAGGGTTCTATAGCCTTAACCCCTTTTTTAAAATGTAAATTTATGAAAATAAAATCGAAAAAAATTCGCAACACCAAAATCATTGTTCCGTTTGACGGCTTGATTGACATTGATTCTAAGGGATTAGCCGAAGTCTCAGAAAGAGCTCACGATATCCTAATTGAAAACGCTGAAGAATGGGAAACCGCTTCTATTGCCTCTGATAAAGGTAAAGAAGATTCTGAAGACTCTCGCTCCGAGGAAGAAAAGGTAATCGCTCAAATTAAAGTCATGACTATCGGGGAATTGACAAATTTGGCTACTGAAGCTGATTATCCAAAAGAAGAATGGGGCAAATTTGCTTCAAAACCAAAACTTTTAGCTGGTTATTTAATCAAAAAGTACAATGAGCTAAAATTAGCCGAAGACATCGAAAACGAAGAAGATTTGAAAGAAGATGTTAAGGATACCACTGAAGCTAAAGAAACTTCCGAAGAACAAGCCGGAGGCGCTGAAGTGTTAGGTTGGATAAATTTGTTTCCGTAGAAGTTCTTAACAAAATTACTCAAAACAGCAGGAGGAGCATAGATTTGAGTACCTAAACCGTAATTTTCAACGATAGTATTAGCTCCGTTTTCGATTGAAGATTCATCAAGAGCGTTGCCTCTCAAATCGACGATATGTTCAGAGTTCATATATTCACCGTAACTTGCCCACGCATCAGAACGGGTTTGTTGAGCGATGAAACCGTTGAATTCTTGAGGGATGATAGTTTCGTCACCGAAGTAAAGAGACTTGTTAAGTTTTCTCAAAATCCAAAGAGTACCGTCTTTGATTGTACGTTCCATAACGTTTCCAATCATAGTGTTTACCAAAGTCATTTGGTGAGTAACGCTTTTTGTTACGCCAAGATATTTCACCAACTGAGCTCTACGAACATAAGTAGAATCTTCTTCATCGGGAAGTTCTCCTTCGTTGTTGAAACCACCGCGGTCTTGACCGTAGCTAGTTTGTTGGTTATACTCTTCGACAGTATTGAAAGCTGCTTTCTTAGGAATATCTTTCCACAAGCGGATATCGCTTTCGCGAAACGTGATGTGTTTCAAAGTTTTTTCCAAGGATTCAACTTTCAACGGCGCTCCGGAAGCGTCTGCCATATCAGTGGTTTCACGTCCAGTCATTTCACCGGCGGATAGAGCTTTGTTTAAAGCATCTACGCTTTCGCCAGAAGATGAACCGTAACCATCATTGCCTGCGGCATATCCGTAATCGGATAGGTTGATAGATAATTTTCCCATTTTTGTTTTATTTTATTTTATTCAACGATTTTAATACCAAATTCTCGACGCACTCTGGCGATGATATCAGCCGGAAGATTTTTTGATGTTTCAAAATGAGTGCAAGCTTTTGAAAATTCTTCATCATATCCTTTATGGAAAGTAGCTTGGTCTAACAAATCAGAAACGGCTGCTCTGTTTCTTTTCATAGAGAAAACTTGTTCTCCGTTTTTTTGTCCTTTTTCAGAGAAATCTCCGTCGTCAGCTTTTTGAAATGTCCTCTCAACCGGAGCCGCATTTCTCAAAGATTTAGGAGCCGGAGTAGAGTTGCCGAATTCTTCAAGTTTCACGCCGAAACTTGATATAGTTTCGTCCTGCGCTTTCACTATGGATAGCAAATCGTCTTCTCTGATTCTGGATTCATCCAATTTTTGAGAACACTCTTTGATAATAACAGCGGCTGCTTTGATGAAATTCGCTATACCTAAATGAGAAGAACCAATCGCTTTTTCAATACGGTCAAAACGTTCTTCGGGCAATAAAGCGGCTTTTTCGATTTCAGAAGTTTCTTCCGCTTTTTCGATATCGTTTTCGATAGCTTTTTCGGTTTTTTCTTCTTTTTTCTCGGTCTTTTCTTCTTTCTTTTCTGCGGCTTCTTCAGCCATTTCGGTCGTTTCTTCGGAAGTTTCTTCGGCTTCAGACTCAGAGCCTTCAGCTTTAGACAAAGATTCTAAGCCGAGCAAAGAATATGCCTTTTCAATGTCTTCATCTGTAACGACAACGTTCTTGCTAGAATTGTCTTTCATATTATGAATTTTTAGTATCAATGGATAAATTTTGTTCGCTTTTTCAATAGTTATACTTGGGTAGTCTTTCCTAATTTTCAACAAAGTCTCTCCTTTTGAGAAAACAGCCGTTTTCTTCAAATCCGGATTCAATGACTCTTTCTTGAGAGGAGCGCCGGTTTCGCAATCTAATGCTTTTTCTTCAGAAGATTCTTCGTTGTTTTCATCATCTTCTATTTCTTCTGAATTATCAGCATAACCGCCCTTTATTATATCGGCAAAAGTTTGAGCATTCTTTGGTTGGTGAGTAATGGCAACGCCAGTTATTATGGCTTTTTGGATTATTTTGTAATCCGGAGATTTTTTGTCGTTTGATTTTCTTTTGATGACTTTCCCCTCAATTGAATATCCCAATCTCCTAGTTTTACTGTCAGTGGCGAAAGTCTGAGCTAAATTGTAAACATCAACGGCTATTTTACTTGAAGGATACAAATCAGTTTCTATATACAAACCCTCAGGTCGTATTTCAGCTTTAGTTGGTTCGCCAATAATGGTAGCCGGAGCTCCTTTAGCTTGGTGATGCCAATTAACAGTTCCGGAAGCCAATAAAGGCTTAACATCGAAACCGTTGGGGTCT